AAGATCAGAAGTGTAAGCTCCTCCAACAGATCCAGTTAACCAAGACTTCATTCTACGGTCATCAGTTTGAGATGCTCTATATCGTACGTGCAAGAATGGACGTCTGATGTTAGTTCCCAAGATTTGATCGTAAACTGTAGAAGTTCCAGCTGGTACCAAGATTCCTTCGATACCTGAATCCGCAACAGCTCCACGAGTAGATGCGTCGTTCAAGTATTTCCAGTCAGTTTTATAGAAGTCATAAGAACCTCTTCTGAAACCAGAGAAACCTAAGTTAAGTGCCATATCTTCAGAGTTCTCAAACAATCCATAAGCAACACCACCGTTAGCTCCAGCAGATACTCCGCCTAGCATGTTATCGATAGTTAAAGAAAGTTGACGATTCACGAACAACATGTTTTCTTCAATTGCTCCTTGAGTGTCTAAGTTTTTAAGAATAGCGTCAAAGTCAGTCAAGTCTCCAGCAGCAGGTGCAAATGCAGAGAAAGTATTTCCTCTTGATTTTACAGCAGCAAAAAGACCTTCAGTACCTTTCTTACCAGCAGCTAAAGCTCCAGATCCAGCAGCAGCTAAAGTTCCCTCTACTACAGACATTTCTAGGTAGTCTTCAAAACGTAGTCTAGTTTCAGACTCAGCTTTTAAATACCACAAGTAGCCTCCAGTTCCATCTTCAGTAGCAACTTCAACCCATCCAATCTGAGCGGCGTCAGATCCAGAAATAGCGTATTTGTCTTTAATAATGATAGGTGAGTTAGAAAACTGCGTAAAAGAAGGAGTAATTGACTTGATGTCAGCATCTCCAGTTCCTTTAGCGTACTCAGAACCGTAAACAAAAATCTTTAGTCCAGTGTCACTAACACTAAAAGTAGCAGCAAGGTTAGCTCCAGTGTAAGTAGCTACAGTAAGAGTAGCTAAAGTAGCAGAAGTGTCAACACTTGCAGTTACTAAAGCTGTTACTTCAACTCCAGTTGCTGGATCCATAACTACGATAGTATCGTTTTTAGAGATCACGTTACCCACGAAGTTAGCTCCGTTAGCAGCGTCTAGTACAAAAGTCAAGGTAGTAGCCGAAGCGACAGTTACATCGTTGTAAGCAATATGTAGTCTATTTTGCTCAGACCATACTACTTGATCAGAAGTCATAGGCATTTCAGCTCCTACCATACGCAAGAATCCAGACAAAGTTCTGTTTCCGTAACGCTCTACTTCTTGTTCATAAATTTCAGGTAGATATTGTTGTGCAAAATCGTTTCCTGATCCGTCTGTAAAACTTAAGTAGTTATCAGACAATAATTGTTGTTTTTGACTCGGCTTAATTGAACCGAATGCATTGTTTAATGCCATTTTGAATAATTTTAAATGTTAAATTTTTATTTTTTTAATCTTTAATTTCGATGAACTTAGAGTGTTTTCACCTAACACTTTTACCTTGATACCATCTTTAAAACCCGTTTGAGGCGCTTGCCTTACGGTTTGACTTGGATTTTTTGAACCTTCTATCACTTGTTTGACAGCGTCGGCTTTTCCTTGTTCATAAAAATGATTAGCAATAGTATCTACGTTAGCAGCGGCATACATAGCTTTGTGATAACCAGCCGGATCTTTAACATTACCGTCATTGTCAAGAAACTTTCCTACAATGTTGTTAATGTTTGACTGTGTTTCTGCAACCTTACTAGGATCTTTTACACCATATCTAAATTTCTTTTCTCCTAAATTGAAATCAAAACCTTTGAAATCTTCTGAGAATAATTTTTTAGTCTGGCTTCTAAATGCTTCGTGTTGTTGCTCGGCTTTGCCTTGCTCTTCGTTATATCTATTGAAAAAGTCAGTAGCTTTTTGTTGGTCTTGAGTAACGCCCGGTCTCAACTTGATCTCGTCGTAATATTTACTCTTTGTTTCCTCTAAAAAACTCTTGGCTTTTGCAACTTCTTCTTTGTATGCAAGTTTCTTCTTGCGTATATCTCTTTCTTCGTCGAGGTCTTCGTCGTATGAAAAATCCTCTAGTATAATGTTTAAGTCCTCGGTGTCTAGATAAGGTTTTGTCTTTGCATAGTACTCTTTTAATAGAGTGTCGTTATCTATGTTAGAATAGTCAGCGTTTAACCTAACGTAGTCGTTTATATCACCACCAGTTTCTTTCATAAAGGAAACTAGCTTTTCAATATTTTCTGGTAGATCAATACCAGCGCTTTGCTCTACGATAGCTTTCTTTACCTGTTCCTCTACAGCCTCTACTTCATCAGTAATTTCTTGCACAATAGGCGTGTCTTCTTTGGCAACGCTTTGCTCCTGTACTAATTCTTCCTTGGTTACATCTTCGATTACTTCTACTTTTGGTTCTTTTATCTCGACCCTTGTTACCTCTTGTTTTTCTTCAGGCTTTGAAGATAAATCAACCTTTATAGGTTCTTTACTTGTTTCACCTAAATTTTTAGGCTTGGTTTTTTTACCCTTTAGAGAGAACTCTCCCTCTTGTTTTTCTTGTGACATAATATAATATAATTAAATAGTTAAAATTTACTCTTACTTAGGACCGAACTGTTCTAGTCCAAACCCACTAAGATTATCAAACCCAGCAGACTCGAAGTTTTTAGGCAGTTCATCGTTTTGTCTTTGAGCTATTAGCTCCGACTGCTGTGTTGCTTGTATTCTAGTTCTTTCGTCTTTACGATTTTCTATCTCAGATTCTTTAGTTTTTTCTACATCAGCCCTAGCTCTAGCTAGTTGAAGCTGATAATTAAACTCTTCGGCCATTAACTCTCTTTTTATCTGAGCCTCTGTTTGCATACGCTGTATCTCGAACTGAGATTTAGCTTGCTCTATGCTTACTTTTTCTTGAGTAAGGGCTTGTTGTTTTTGAACCTCAGCCATAGCAGCGGCTTCACTAGCTTGAGCATTAGCCTGTGCTTGAGCTTGTATATTAGCCTGAGCCTGTTGTTGCTCTCGTTGTTGTTTTTGTTGTTGTCTAAGCTTTATATATTTATTAGCTAACTTAGTATTTTTTATTTCTCTTATATCAATAGCATCAGATAAAGATATGGCTTGAGTCTGTAAAGCCATTTGAACATTTTGCTCTAATTTAGCTTTTTCTTCTTCTTCAGGTTCTAATTCTAAACTTATACCAAAATCATGAAGCTGTAGATTTACAAGTTCTTGCAATGTGTTAGTATTGAAAGTGCTTATAGAATTAGCTAGAGAATTTCTAAGCAAAGGATTCTTGAGAACATCAGCTGCTTTCAAACTAATATTTTCACAAACTCTAAGGCCTACATATAATAAAGAGCTTAGTATATGTCTAGTGGCTGTGTTAGAAGCGTTAGCCGCTAACTTCTGTAATCCTAGTAAAGAGTCTTTATCAGGCATAGAACCATCTCTGGCTTCGTTAAGACCGGTTACGTCTCTAATCATTTTTAAGTAGTACTCATATGTACCAATTAAACTTTGTATTTTACCTTGGCCAGATGAAGAAGCTAATTCTTGTACTGGTACTTTACCAGCGTTCATACCTCCTTCTTGAGTTAAAGATCTACCAACGACGCTACCTGTTTGGAAATACATATTAAGTGCTTCTGCTGGATTATAGTTTGTCCCATTACCTAGATCAACCTCAGCTAAGCCGTCCATATCTAAGAAAACACCATCTGGCACTATTCTAGACATTACTTGTTGAAGTTTTAGGTGGGTTAACTGAATCATATCAGCAAAGCCAGTTATTCTGCTCACGATAGACTCAATTCTACCTTTATACATTCTAGGAGCTGAAATACAGTAGTTCATTTCTACTTTAGTAGAATCTGCAATTGGTCTTGTCATATTCTCCGCTAGCTTCCACTCTAACATATGATTGTTACCTAGCACTTTAGCCCCAGTGTATAAGACCTCTATAGTTCTTGAAACTCTTTCAAAATTGTCGTTAACTGGAGGGTTGAAATCACTTGTTTTTTGTATAGCTTTCTCTAAACCATTCTCTGTTCTTTTAATTTTAAAAACTTGATCTTGATACGTTTTGTATTCGAAGTACATCACCTGCACAGTGTTTGAATCGTAATTACCCCAACCTGTTACGTATTGGGAATTACCAGGCATTGATTGTATTTTCTGAAGTTCTTCATCAGATATATCTGGAAACTGTTTTTTTAACTCAGCAATAGTTATTGATTTAACTTCTCCGACATAGTAAATATCTTCAAAGTTTGGATCTTCAGTATACGAATAAACCATATAAGCTGGATCAACGTATTCAATTTTGATACCTTCGGCTTTATTGAAATTTGTTTTAGTGGAACATATACCCAAAACAGTTAAATCGTAAGCTAATCTTTTTTTAGTTTGCTCGTATTTATTTACAGCTAACGTATTGTCTATAAGTTCTTCTTCTGCTATCTCAACAGTCTGCTTATAGCTCATCTGCATATAAAGATCTAGTTCTTCTTGACTAGCAGGTAAATCGCTAGGGTTTGAAACGTTATATAGATCTAACCCAAGATCACTTTTAAAGTTTTCTAAAGTTTGTCTCATATTAATATCTCTAGAAACAGCTTTAGCGTATTTTGATTTTTGTTCTACAGAAAAAGGATCTTGAGCAACCGTTTGAATATCGTATGACTTGTTAGACATTCCATTAACCACGATGTCAACAAACTTAGGAATAACTGGTACGGGTTTCCAGTCTAAATTCAAGTAAGATAAATCACCATTTATAGATAACTCGTCCTTGTATTTCGCTATAGATTGTTCACCTCTAGCATATAATCTTAGTTGGTGAAAATTACTATAGCTTTGAGCGTATCTGTTTCCAGAACGACCCTCTTGAAACCACTCTCCCTCGATAGCTCTAGCGACTTGAATCCCGTAATCTAAGCTTGCTTTAACTTCATCACTAACCACTTGGCTAGGGAAAGAGCTGTTAGTATTGGTGTATACTTTCATTTATCTTATAATTTTTGACGATGTTCCTTTATTATCGTACCGTTTTATACCTAAATTTATTTTCTTGTATTCTTTTTTGGCTACAGGTGTATATCTGTTTTTATTACAAGCCATTATAGCTAAACCAGAACTAATAGATGCATCGTGCTTTGTCCTGTTGTTTATGTTGAACTTAGCCCAATCCTCTAATGTTCTTTGAAAATACATACTACCATATCCACTAGGTGTGTTACCTATATTTTCTTCTATATATGTTTCAATAGCAGCTGCATGAGCTTGCTTCATATCTTCGCTGGAGTTTGGTACTCCACCTATTTCTCTTTCTGTAACTGATAACTTGTTATATACCTTGTCTGGTCTATTCATTGAAAAACCTCTGTAACCTCTTCTTTTAAAATGGTATAATAACCTTGGTTTATTGTTTTCTGCCAGTATAGGCATACCGTAGAAAATACAAGCCATTAACACATCTTCAAAAAATATCTCAGCTGTTTGAGGTCTAGCTATATATTCTAAAAAAAATAAATTAGGTGGTACATTTTCCATAGAAAACTTAGTCAAACCATGCAAAGATCCATTAGAACCTCTCTTATCAACTGTACCTGATATATCATAGCTATCACACCCAAATGCTCCACAGTGTTCATTACCCGCGTATTTAACGCCGTTTTTAACTATTATTCTATTTTGTAAACTAACCGGTGGAACCCAAGATATTTTGAATCTACCGTCTTTGTTTGGGTAGAATAAAACCCTACTATCTTTAACACCATTCTCCCACATAAAGCTACCGGTTGTAACAGCTGCCGTATTCTGTAGATCAGCATTATAATCTATTTGTTCGTATATCTTTGTTAGATTAAATAGAGATTCTTTAGCCTCATCCCTAAAAGCGTGTTCCTCTGTTCGTGGAAACTGTCTATAGTATTCATTTAATCCGTCTTGATCATTCTTTAATCCTTCTACTTCATTGCTCCAATGTTCTATAACTCCGTTAGTTATTAAGTCACCGGATGCATCTTTGGTTTCTTTTTCTGGGTTATTAAATACAGGTAATCCAAAAGAATCAATGAATCCTTCGTAGTTCCATTCCATAGGT